CGTTCGCATACTTCTGCGTGTAGTAATAGCCTTCATCATCAGCTCCAAACTTAGTCTTCTTCTGTGGTAGCCCCTTCTTGTAGCAATATGCAAATCCCTTTGATGTCGTCATTACCTCGTGCTCGGGACCCATATCAATTGCATCCTCGAACATCTGAATAACAGGGTGGTGCTGAAGTTCATGAACACACTCGGCCATCCAGTCGGGGCGAACGAAGTCAATGTCGCCGTCAATCCAAGCAACATACTTCCAGTCAGAAGGAAGACGACTGATGCCGATGTTGATAAGGTTCTCCTTGTGCCAGAGTTCAGATTCAAGTGTTACACGAATGTGGCGAGGGTTAGACGGGTCTGTTACTTCAAAATCACGGTCACCAAAGGCTCCCTCTACAACATAGAGCTGAGCTCCATACTTTTCCATGCGACCCATAAACTCCTTGAAGAGTCTGGGGCGAGTCTTGTAACGTTCCGGGTTCGTCATAATCGCAACCACATAGAAATCTTTGAGAAGCTCCATTTATTCTTTAGTTATTACTTAAACATCAATAATTAAACACGGCTCTCCTACAACAGCATCACCAATAAAGCACTTCAATTCAGATATCTCTTTGCGTGGGATAGCATCTTTACAATATCTAGCAATTGCCTTGTACAATGAAAACCCAACATACCGATCAACCTTAGGATTCTTCTTAAAGAACAGGACACTTGTATCATCGTCCAACGTCATCCATTTTATGAACAGCTTAAAAAGTGGTTGTTCCTGGTAATCGTCATGTTTAGGACCCAAAGGAAATAAATCCCAAAATAAAGATGTAGCTAAACGAACTAAATCAAAAGATGGATTCGGCTTTATGATCGCATGCCTTTCCGTATAAAATGGTTGACAATTGTACTGACCACCTGCTTCTTCGTTAGCCGAAAATTGATCACTCATAAAAAGCTTAGCCTCCTTCATCCCAGGCAACTTTACAGATCCAATACCCCGGTCAAAATCTATAATTTTTAGCAAATATCCATATGTCGGAACTTTATAGGTTACCCCTGCGTGGAAGTAATATAAAAACTCCTTATCAATCTTCTTAAACATCACATTGTTGCCATGAAGATCATTATGAGTGAACGCAAAGTTTCTCTGAGCATATGCCAACGCAAAAATAATTTGAGCCATCCATGCAAAATGTTTATCCGATTCTGGATTTGTTTTGAGTAAATCATACAGAGTCCCATCAAGCTTCTCCATAACCGTCATCTGTACAGGAACATTCTTAAAAGTTGCCCAAGCAAATGGTTCATCTTCTTCTGAATCATCAGAACATACACTTCCTTCAAAAGAACTATTCATTGACTCAATCTGAAAAATATAAGAAGTTGAGACATCTGATGAAGATTCATCATCTTCTTCCTCAATATCTTCCTTAAATACAGGAGACATTTCTGCCGCAACACCTTCAGCAGGAACAAAGTCTAATTCTTCAACACCGTCTAGGTTTGCATCTTCACCCATCTGTAATGAAAGTCTAGCAGATCGTGTATATTCAATTGGCGTCCCAGTATGTTCGTCCAACTTTAAATCAAACGTCTTGCCAATATTCTGAGAAAACCAAGGGCGTTCAGATAGTTCCTCATAGTCATCTGATATATTAATTGTATGAGTCACAGCATTCCCAGTAAATACACCTACAACTTCCGGAAAATGTTGGCACCCAGATTGAGCAAGAACAACCGACAAAATAGATCCAACATATCCTGCTGTATTGTGACTCTGTAACTTTGCTTGAGTCTCACGAGCATGATCTGAAAGCATAGGTAACCCAAATGTACCAAACTCACCTTTCATACACTTGAAAGGTCCCAGAAGCATAGTAATTTTTGGATGAACTTCTAAAGTACGACCAGAGGCAAGCTTACCTAAACTTCCATCAACAGACATAATCGGGTCATTCATTTTGATCCCATATTCCTGTACACGCTCCAATGAATTTGTCTTAAACAAACACTCAATCGGAGGAAAAAATGGTTGTAACTTTGTTACATTCCATAGATCAGCTTTACATGGTGTTCTCCCAACAACCAACGGTACCGGATTTGTACGTAATTCAGTTGTCTGCTTACGCTTCATTTATTCAATTATAATCCATGCCCTAAACCAATATAGGAAAGTTCACGCGATGAATTTTCAAATCAAAAAGTTCAATATTCAAACAATTGTTGATCGATGTGAGATCGACTCGCGTAAATCTCCAATGATTGTTCTGATCGGAAAGAAAGATACTGGCAAATCTTTCTTGGTTCGCGATATTCTTGCTAATACTCGTGCGTGCTTTCCTGTAGGAACCGTAATTTCTGGTACAGAAGTTGCTAATCCTTTTTTTCAAGATATGGTTCCATCCAAATTGATTCATGATAAATATAGTCCTGGAATCGTAATGAATGCAATAAAACGTCAGCTAGCTGTCAAACAGCAAAGAAATCACGACAAGAAATCTCATGGAGGAAACTCTCAATCAGATCCTCGTGCATTTCTGATTCTAGACGACTGCCTATACGATAAGTCATGGATCAATGAAGAATCAACCCGCTACGTATTCATGAACGGTCGTCATATCGATATGGTAACCTTGATTACTATGCAGTACCCGTTGGGTATCACACCTAACTTGAGAACAAATATAGATTTCGTATTCATCTTGCGTGAGAATAACATCACAAATAGAAAGAGAATCTACGATAACTATGCAGGTATGTTCCCAACATTTGAAATGTTTTGTCAATTTATGGATCAATGTACTGAAAATTATGAATGTCTAGTAATCGCAAATGGTGTTCAATCCAACAAGTTAGAAGATCAAGTTTTTTGGTACAAGGCAAATGATCACCCGAGTTTTCGGTTATGTGATGATTCGCTTTGGGCTAATAATCAACCATTTAGTTCTACAATGTTAGCTGGTGATGACTTCGATCCTGCTAAAGTTCAGAAAAAGGGTCCTACAGTATGGGTCAAACAGCAAGGGAAAAATTAACACGTTATCCATAATAAATACGTAAAACTCTGAAATTTGGCATCAAACAACCTGTTGTCATGGCAGCAGTATCGTCGACTACGCTTGATTTATCTAATCTAACAAGCTTGGATTTACGTGGCTGTAAATTATTACAAACTATACAAGGTATGCCTACAGCTTTAACATCCTTACAGATAGACGGTTGTACAGCACTAAATACGCTTGATATTAGAGATACACATATTCGCTTCATTGATATTCCTCCAACTTTACTGTCAACACTTAAATATTTTGATATACGGTCAACCCCTTTGGCTATGAGTGGTGTCGTAAGCTATAATATTCCAACTGGTGGACAATGGTATCTAGGCTAAAATAGAAGACTACGTGTTAAAAAAAAAACGCATTCTATATAATAAAATGCGTAAAAATTTAAGATTTGGCATTAATCAACCTCTTGTAATGGCATCTGCAGTACAAGATGTAAAACTACCGATTGTCATGGCAGCAGCAACCGTATCGACTACGCTTGACTTATCTAACCAGACAAGTTTAACAGCACTACCAGCGATACCATCTACGATAAAAACCCTTATCTTAACAGGGTGCACCGGACTGCCAACTACTCTGACCATAAATGCTGCTAATTTAACTACAATCACAGGAATACCTGATCAAGTAGTAGACTTAAATTTAAGTAATTGTGCCTCATTGACTACTGTGCCTACATTACCTTCGGGACTAACAAGCCTAAATTTATACGATTGTGCCGCTCTGACTACTTTGCCTACATTACCTTCGGGACTAAACGTATTGGTACTATTCCCTAATTATAAAACTGGTGCAATACTACCACCTACGTTAGCAAGACTTGATTGTTCGGACTGTAAATTGATGACTGCTTTGCCTACATTACCTACACCCAGTGCTCCAGGTGTAACACCCGTAATTACAGGACTAACCAGCTTGACATTATATAACTGTAGTAGTCTAGCCACATTGCCTACATTACCTACTAGTCTAGTAGGCTTGCAATTAGCTGGTTGTACATTACTGAAGACCGTTGATCTGTCACCATGTACCGCGATGTCTGAACTGGAAAGTTTGCCTCCAGCAGTAACATCACTAAAACTATACCCTGCTTATTCAAATAATTATGTAATACCATCTACGGTAACTAATATTGATTTTTCAACGTGCACTTCTATGACTACTTTGCCTACATTACCTACTGGACTAATATCTCTAAAACTATTCCCCAAATATTCAAATACTTCGATACCAGCTACTATAAAAAACTTCGATTTTTCGGCATGTACAAATTTAACTACTCTTGATTTTACAAATCGATCAGTGATGACTAGCTTTATACCATGTCCGAAACTAATAGAACTGAATTTAACTGGCTGTAAATTATTACAAACTATACAAGGTATGCCTACAGCTTTAACAACCTTACGGATAGAGGGTTGTACAGCACTCACTACACTTGATCTCTCAAGAACAGCTGTTTCAGGAATTAATATTCCTCCAACTTTACTGTCAACACTTAAATATTTTGATATACGGTCATCCCCTTTGGCTATGAGTGGTGTCGTAAGCTATAATATTCCAACTGGTGGACAATGGTTTTTATACTAAAATGCTGTAACGTTTCTTGTATTACTCTCGAATCGCACCTTCAGTCGGATGAACAGGAGCATTATCTAGAATAGCCACAGCTGACTCTGCTTCCTTATCTTTAAGAGCCTGCTCGCGGCGGCGGGCGTTTTCCTTCTTCTGATCCTCAATCTTCTCATTTTTACGCTCATCGAAAAAGATGTCCTTATTGACCTCATTTTCCTTGTATTTGCGCATCATCTCATTCAGCTCTTTCTCTGCATACTCAACCTCAGGCATCACATTCTCAGAAGGATCCCA